GTTGACATATAAAAAGCTCAACCTGGTATGGTTTAGATCTATATAAAACTATACCACTTACACCTTCTATAAATAATAGTGGATTTTTAAATGGTGTATAAAATTTATTAACTTCTCCAGAGTTTAAGTACCAATCTGCAAAGTGTGATAACTCATCCTCTTTAGGATCAATCATTTTTTCTTTCTATCAAGTACGGATTTTGTAACCTTACTTCCAAAGCTAGCCGTGAATACAATGATAACTAAATACCAAACGCTATCTGGTAAATCATTTATGATTGCTACCCACTCTCTAAAGTTTTCTCTTGTACTTGGGAACCATCCCGTTGTGAGCATAGAAATTAGCCACACCATTAATATCTCGTCTTTATAAGATTGATCCTGGCTTTTGATACGAGCAACATCTGTATCTTTGGCCGCTTCTATTTCAGCAGCTCTAATAACTTTTACCTTCTCTGCTTTGTGTTTAAAGTGATCTGTTGCTTTATTTAAAACCATTTTAGTTAATGGATTTTTTAATAAACTTAATAAACCTATCATGCGCAGCTCCTCATCAGCTCCGCCAGGCTTTCACACCTTGATGTTGTTTGACTATGCCAAGCACTATCAATCATTTCATCTGCTGCTTTATTATAATCAGCTTCTTCAATACCTTCCCACATCTTTTTAAATTTCATCACACGAGGTTTTCCAAGTTGGAAAGACATTTCACAAATGATACCTTTAACTATTTCGGGTACTTCTATTTCTTCCAGTAATTCGTTTGCAGATGTAAGAGCAATTTCAAAATCATTATCGAACACAGCTTCAAGCTCATCTTTAGAATATTCAATACCCTCAACAAAGTGATCGGTAGGTAGAACCAGATGGCCATAACCAACTGTAGCGAAACCCAGGCTATCGGAGTACACAGTATCCCTATACCCTTCGTGTTCCTTAATTCGTTGTTTAACTTCTTCCATGTTTCATTTATTTTCTGGATCAAAATTAATAATTTTGACACCTAATCTCTTTTGTTCGCCAGTTCTAGCTCTAGCGATTTTGTAACCATTCTTTCTGTAGTTTTGTGTTTTGACATCATAAGCCGTGTACTCTCCCGTCTTAATGTTGAGAACTAATATATCTACTGGCCCCCCGCCTATGGGGGTAAAGACTATTAAGTTTGGATCCTTTGCAAATTGTGCAGCAGCTAACAGTTCGTTTGATAAACCTTTAGCGTTAGTTGTTCTATTCCGTAAAGTAGTGGATGATTGAGCCAATGATACCGCCTATTAGTAATAGTATTGCAGCACCACCTTTTCCTTTATTCATATCTGATTTTAATGATTTGATATCTTTACCCATTTCATCGATTGCTTTGAACAAAGTTTTCATTCGTTCAGCGCAAACCTTTTCGTGATAAGATATTCTTATTCCATTGTGATCTTGAATATTAGAGTGTTGGTTATTCTTTTTTGTCATTCATATAACCCTTAATTTTATTTTGGATTATCAGATCTTACTTTATCGCAATGATCTTTAAAGGTTGTAGTACCATTCTTTTGATCCTTGTAGATCATTTCCATTTGCTTATCTAAAGATAAGTATTCAGTTCGTCTAGTTGCATCTATAACATTGTTTGCTTCAGCAGCATTACCAGCTGTTTCGTATGATGCTATTTGTTCAACAGTAGGCTCTGCAATATCTAAATTCCATTCTTTGATATATACAACTCCATCTCCATCATCTTGCAACATAACATCTGATCTAAAATCAATGTTTGCTACACCATTTGCTGCTGCGTATAATTTTATTTTTTTACTTAATTGTGCCATAATTTATTTCCTATTCTATTAATTTGTATCCACCAAAATAAGTGTGTGCTTCTGAACTATCTCCAACAGCAGCAGAAGTTGAACCGTCTGCTGTATCTAAATAACCATGAATTTTAAGTGTATCTCCAGCAGATAAATCTAAAACTATACTTCCACTTGAAAAAACTCTGTTATTAACCTCGCTAAAGAATGATGTTGATTCCATTGCAGTTGAACCATTTTTATATAACGAACCAATTAATCTTACTAATGAATCACCAGCATCATAAGCATCTATATAAAAATAAAGATGATATTTACCAGCTTGTCCACTAGGAATTGTATAAGTATTTGAGGCAAAACCATTAGCTGTATCGTAGTATTCTGTTCCAAAAACTATTTGAGTTGATGTAGCATCATTTATAGTTTGATTGGTGTTTGCTCTTGCTAAAAAAGATGGAGTGTTAGTTCCACCAATACCAGATACAAAATTCGCTTTAGTCATTTTTCTTAATGCTGAAGCACTTGCATCATGGATTAAAATAGTATCTCCATCTGCAATAGAAGTTTCTGCTGTGTGTCCAGTAATAGCTAATACATTTAGGTGTTCATTTTCTATAGAAGAATCTGCAATTTTTGTAGCATTAATGGCATCTGCTGTGATGTTACTAGCCACTACAGAATTTGCAGTTACTAACTTACTGTCTTTAATATTTAGACCATCAACTGTAATTCCGTTAGCGGAAGTGTTTTCTTGGATGGTATCTACTTTAACTATTGAACTCATCTATACTCCTATTAATGCTTTTATCTCGTCATCATCTAATCCAAGATTTTTAAGTTTTGTTTTTCCAGATGCTTTTTTATTAACTTCTGTTGTTTCTGCATCTATAATTTCTTGCTCAACAATTATTAATTTGGATTTAATATCTGATTTAGAAATTTCAGTACCTACTATCCATTCTATTTCACAAGTATCAATATCACTACCTCTTACAACTACTTTTGCATTAGGATTTATTTTTCTAATTGCTTTTACTATTTCAAAACCACTCATTATGCTCCTACCTCCAATAATACAATTGAACTACCAAAATTAAATGGTTGTGCTTGTGCATCTCCATTTGCATCACCAGATATTCCAATTTCATATGTTGTTGCATTTGTAGTGCTTGGACTATCTAAATAAGCAAAAGAAATACTATTTACACTTTGAACTCCAGAAGAAGAAGTAGCACTAATGTTTATAATACCTATTACTTGTTGTTGTAAAAGAGTTCCAGAAACACCTCCTCTAAATATAGCTATTTTACCTTGTCTTGCTGTATTACTAGCACCACCATCTCCAGCAATTCTTAAATTAGAACCAACAAGAACAAGTATTTTACTTGAACTTGCTGAAGGTGTTATAGCTACTGCTAAACCACTTGAAGCATAATTTGTAGAAGCATTTGTAGTTTCCGAACTAGTACTATTTGAAACAGCTTGTAAAATTTTTCCACCACCAACATTTGCACCATCAGCTACGTTAAGCATAGTTCTTAAATTAGCTGGAGTAATTTCTTCAATGATACCAGCATTAGCACTATCTCTACCAAGTATTCTATTTGTTGCAGTTACGTTTTGGATTTTGCCATAAGTAATATTTGCATCAGTTACGTTGCTAGTAATTACGGAGTTAGCAGTAACCAGTTTACTATCTTTGATATTTAATCCGTCAATGGTAACACCATTTGCACTAGTTTTTTCAGCTACTGTATCTACTTTTATTTCACTCATATTATAATCCTAAAGTTTTAAGTTCTGCATCATCTAAACCTAATGCTTTTAATTTTGTTTTTGCAGATGCTTTTTTATTTGTTGCTGCTGTTTTTGCTGTATCAAAATCAGATTGTAAAGTTGCTAAACCAGATGTGCAATCGCTTTCACTAGGTTTAGATTTACTATCGTTATGTATAATTAAATTTGCATAAACTTTATTTTTAGGATCACTCCAACCGAACCATTGTCCAGTATGTAATGAAACTAAATAATCTTCTATGTGATTTGCTCTACTATTAATATCCATTCTATGTGTCTCCTAATCTAATAAACGTTACATAAGTCCTGTTTCTATCTGAATCACCCATTGTTGTAGTTGATGAATGAGCAGGATTAGTTTTTATTCTTGCTTTAATATTTGATGTGTTTGTTACATCCAAAATAAAACTTGCTGATGTAGTTTGGTAGTGACCATCTCCTGTCGCTTCGTTATAACTAACTGCGGCATCAGCATAACTACTGTTATTAGCAGTGGTTTGTATTATATTTGTAGCATAAGCATAAGCAGCAGATCCTTCAACATGTGTCATAGTAGAAATAATATGCCAAATTCCAGTTGCTGGGAAAGTAAATATTCCAGAACTTTGTGATACAGCAGTTCCTAATCTACCATATCCATCTGTATCAACTTCTTCCCAATTTGAAGAAATAGGATCTGCGGTTCCATTAAAACTTGCAGATAATCTAAATTGAGAAGCAGATGTAATTCCAGCTGGTGCAGCAGCCCACGTTAGACCACCAGTATCTCCACTTTGAGCAGTAAGCATATAACCATTAACAGCAGAGTTAGAAATTTTTAGATTAGCTTCATCAACAATGTTATCAGCAATTGTTAAAGCTGTTGCTCCAGTTACTTCGCCAGAGTGTGTTGCGTTAGTTACTTGTGGTACAGTAAAACTAGCATCTGGAATAGTGATTGTTCTGTTTGCTGTTACTGTGCCTGGAACTACTATGTCTATATAGTGAGAGTTATCTGCATCATATATTCTTAGTTTACCTTGATCTTTTACTTCTATTATTCCAGCCATTATATTACTACCACCGTTGAGTTAGTACCGATAGTTAAAGTTCCAGTTATGGCAACATTTCCAACTAGCAGCATATTTTGATTTGCTAACGTTGTGTCATTAGCGATTGTATTGTGATGAATAAATGATCCACCATTTGTAGATAAGGCTATTCCATTACTATCTAGTACAGCTCTTTCAGAACCGCCACTATCAAATCTAATTTTATCTTCATCTGAACTTTCCTCTACTTGAATTTTTGTATCACTATCTGCATCTGCGATAGCTGTAGCACTTCCAAGACCAGTAACAAAGTTTGCCTTTGTCATTTTCTTTAATGCACCACTAGCTGAAGTATCGCTAATCATAATTAAATCATTATCCGCAATAGAAGTTTCTGCACCTAAACCAGTAATATTTGCACTAACAAAACTTGATACAGTTATCCAGTTACTGCCATCATAAAATTTTAATACATTAGAAGTTGAGTTATAAAATAAATCTCCTTCGTTTAATGAAGCAGTTGGATCACTTGAACCCACTCTATATTTTTCTGCAAAGCTAGTTACACCAGCTACATTAGCTGCAACAGTTGATACGTTAGCTTTGATTGCTTCGATAGCAGTTAGATCAGATACGAAATCAGAAGTTGCTAGTTGATTAAGATCATTAACTATATCTGTTGTTGCTAAAATATTTAAATCTTCAACTATCGCTGTTGTAGCAAGTTTATTAAGATCAGCTACTACATCACTTGTTCCAAGTAGAGCCATGTCAGCTATAACATCAGAATTTGC